AGTCTTCGTGCTTCGTGGATTGTTTGGAAGAACATTTCTGATCCGAGTCTAAAAGGATTGTCGAATATACTATCCTTGTTCTCTTGCATTGCGTCAAGAGTCTCCTGAATCATTAGGTCTTTAAAGGTTTTCATAATTCTTTTACTTCGAAGTCTTCGTTTGCTGGATATCCTTTTAGTGGATTACCGAATACATCTTTGAATCTCTTTTTAACTTCACTCTTCTGTTCATGAAAAGCCTTTTCTTTTTCTTTTATGTATTCGTCAACTGATTGGCCAGGGGTATCCTCCTGATATGATTTTACAATCTCATCAGTCCCTTGTTCTAGTACACCGTTATCGTTCTTATTACCAGTTCCTAGTTTATATTCACTCATATTATCCCCTTAACAACAATTACAATTACAACATTTGCAACATGAACACATGTATTATTTCCCCTTTTTATCTAGAAAGGCTGCAATAGCCATTTGTCTTATCTTTTTATCAGACTTACCCTTGAATTGTGGTGCATCTGATTTCCTGAAATCTTTTATGTAATCACCAGCGTCTGCATTCTTATCTAATTTCTCACCATACATTTTTGCAAACTTCTTAGTATGAGTAGACTTCTTAGTCTTGATAGGTTTACCCTCATCATCTTTGTCGCCTGGTGCAGGGCCAGTCTTACCTTGTTTGAAGTGTGCATCTCTTTTCTGTTTGGTTTCTTTATCTAAACCCTTGTAGTATTTCTTAGGTTGTGTACCCTTATTCTTACCTACATCTCGATCTTGTTCTTCTTTGTCTTCATACTTTGGTGACTTTCTTTTAGTTCCATCTGATCTTGGAATCAATCCTTTTGCTTTTAAATGTGTAATGTCACCGAATCCAGCTTTACCTGCTTTATGTCTCTTCATTGCATCTTCCGTATCAGGTGCTTTTTCTTCTAGAGATTCATTTTGTGCAGCCTTTCTTGCAGCTTCTCTTTCTGCTTCTATCTGTTTGTTTGCAACTTCTTTCTCTTTCTGTAGATTGATTGCATCCATTTGTCTTGCATGTCTATCTTTAAGAGCTTCCATCTCTGCAACTTGTTTTTCTTTGAGTCTTTCCATCTCTTCGGTTTGTTTTGCCTTGAGATTTGCAGCGTCTACAGCTGCGTCTTCCTGTATATTCTCATCACCTGCTACAACCATACCGACTTGATTGATTAGAGAGGTAATAACTGGTGTAGGTAATTGTGATAATACTTGTAATTGTTGTTTAGTAAGACCTTTAACTTTCTTTATCTTCTTCTTCCATGAAGAGATTGCAGTCATATCTTTCTTCTCTTCTATGTCGTCACCAAACTTAAGGAATAATCTACCCTTAGTTTGTTTCTTATCTGTGACCTTTGCACCCACCATTGCACCGACTGTATTAATCATTGCAATACCTCTCTCTGAGTTCTTCTTATATTCTTTACCTAACTTAGATTTAAGATCATCCATAATTTTGGTTAGAATATTTTCAAAATCAGATACGAGTTTACCCTCTTCTATAGGGAACTCCTTTTTAATTTCTCTGTATTTCTTTGCAGCCATAATAGTATTTATCCCTTTTTCTGTAACAACATGCGTTCTCTCCACTTGAGAGCTTGTTTATTACTTGGATACTTTGAAGTCCATGTCATCATTTTACTGAATAATTGATTTGCTTTTGCATCTAATGCTTGAACAGTATCATCATTTGTTATCTCTATGAAATCTCTTTTGAATAGACTTTTGTATTCTTTTGCAGATTTCATAGCCTTATCCCAGTCTCCTTGTACTATCTCAGGAGGTAATTTTCTTGCACGCATATCATTTCTTTTTTGTGCATTCTCTAAACTGGTTCTTACAAATACCATTTTGTATTCGTATCCTAATTTGTCTAGTAACTTTTTGTAACTTATAATCTTAGATTTGTTTGCAGCTGTGGTGTCAAAGATCATACCAAGTCTACCCCTGATATATGCATCCATATTCTTACCAGTGATCTTCTTTGCCTTTGCACGAATCGGATCAACCTTATCAAAGTCTGCACCTCTTAGATCAAGAGATAATCCTGCTTTCTTAAGACCATTCTCAAATGCTTTGTCTGTGTTTACTAACTTAAGACCTAGAGCTTTCAGTGCAAGTTTATCTACAACTGCAGATTTACCACTGCCTGGCCCACCCATAAGGAACACAGCTTTGAAGATGCCTGGGTCATATACACCTTCTGTAATTAAATCTTCTATCATGTATTGTGGTAAAGTCCCTTCATTAATACCCATACCTTTTCTTATGTCATCGTATAGTTTCTTTGCAAGGTTCTTACCTTTTGATGGTACACCATCTTTGAATCCTTCGAAGTCTCCCTTCTCTGCAAACTCTCTCATCTTACTTGCAGACATTCCTGATACATCATCTGCATCGGGGTCTCTTTCTCCAGCTGATATAATGTTTATGTTCTTGAATTTATAGAAACCGTGTCTTGCTTTGACTCCGTTGTATTTTGTAATCAACATTTCAAACTCTTTTACTCTGTCTGATCCTACAACCATGTTTATATTTACATACTTCTTTTCTTGTAAGAAGTTACAAATCTCAAATACAGTTCTTACATTTGCATCAACTACAATCTTTCCAAAGAACTTCTTAAGATATTTTACTTTGTCTCTGTGGTTTAGTGGGTTCTTTCTCTTATCATTTGAGTGTGAAGAGAATAGTAATACATCTGTTCCACGACCAACAGACAAAAGTTTTTTGACAAGTTTCTCATGTCCTGTAGTAGGTGGATTAAAACGACCAAATGTAAAAGTTGCACTTTTCTCTTTGGCTTCTGATATGAAATTATTAAATGTCTTCATTTGTCCCAATTCTTTTGTGCAGTAAAGTTGTTGTATGCAAACTCCATTCTGTCTACGAGTTTAACTGCACTTCCTTTTCTATCGATTGCAACATAACCTTCGGGGTTTACTACCTCAAAACCATTTGCAGTTTTATTAAATGTTCCTATACTCTTTACTCTATTTAGGACATCTATAACCATTTGCTTTGCAATCACTAGGTGTCCCATAAAAAATGTTAGGTTTGTTAGAAACTTTTTGAGAGACCTCATTTCATTGTATAGTTGTTCACCAATCTCTCTCTTGATCTCTTTTGTCTTTTCTGTTTTCACTTTACCAACTACCTTATCTCTCCAATAGTTTTCAAAGTGTTTCATGTACCCATCATATGTTGGTTTGTATTTTCCTGATCTGATGAGTGCATTACAATATGTCTTGTAACTTGCACCAGCTCCTTTAGAACCGATTGCAGTTTGTATCTCCTGAAACTTTTCTAAGTCCTTTCTCTTGATCCCATGGAATGCTTTACCAACCTTAGATAACTCCTGAGTCAATGCAAGAGTTTCTCTTGCAGTCATAGAACCTTTACCACTTACATCTTTATAACTTGCATCGTCAATCCATACATCTGAACTACTTCCTAGTTTAGATATGTTTGCACCAAAACTTGCACCTAAATCTTGTATAGTTCCACCTGTGTATGTGGTATGAAATACAATACCCATTTTAGATTTTGCAATTTGTTTACCTAAATCTGATTCAGCTAATACTGCATATAAAATAGTATTTGGTTGGAATGTGATAAATGATTTACCGTCAATCTTTTGCATTTTTTTATCGTTGGTATACATTAAATCACCTTGCATGATTGTATTCCAAGATAGTTTAGATAGGTATTTGAATGAAGTAAGAAACTTCTCTTGTAATTGACCTGATAGTTCTGAAGCTTCTTTGATTTCTTGTTCTGAGGTATAGAACATTGGGCCTGTTTTATTAAACAATGATTTCTTTGCAACAAAGAATTGACCAGTCTCGGGGTGTTTACCACAAAAGATAGCAGGAGCTCCGTCCCACTTTACAGTCATTTTAACACCTGACTGTGCATTTCCCTTTAACATGTCACGAAGACCTTGCAAAAAGTTTATTGCACCACGACCACCGTCAATACCTTGATTGATGATTTCGTCTTCTAAATGTTCTAAATGTAAGTTCTTTGCACCCATAATAGTATTATATCACAATTTTCTGTGGAATACTACTATTTATGATTTTTTTCTATTCGGGTGGCCCGTCTGAAGCACCACTATCTATTTTACTCTGTAATAGGTCTCTCTTAGTAGTTAAATCGGTGATATTTTGTTTATGTGCTGTCAATGCAGCCTCATTACCAGTTTCAGCTCTTACATTTGAACCATTATCCGACCATGCCTTCCATGCCTCATAAACACCCAGTGTGACTGGGTCTGTCTCATTTTCATCTACTGTCGGATATTGACTTCTCCACCATGCAAAGTAAGCGTCACCACCACCTGTACCAGTCCATCTATGATTAGATGCACCAGTGGAATCAT